CTTTCGCAATTTTATAATGAGTAAATTAGAAACAAATCAGGTTGATCCAGCTACAGGTACTACGCTAACGCTAGGTACAAGTGGAGATACAATAGCAATTCCGTCAGGAGTTACTATTGATATAGCATCAGGAGCTACTCTTGATACAACTGGTGCAACAGTTACAGGATTGAACAATGGATTAACTAAATTATCGTCAGTAGATACTACCAGTGGAACGGCAGCCGTTGTATTTAATAGTTCAGTAGTTACTGCTTATGATAATTATTTAATAGTTTTAAATGGAATTAAAACAGCATCTGCAGCAGCAAATGGTGCTGTTATGTTTAGTACAGATAATGGATCTAATTTTATTGGAAGAACTAGATTTACTGCAAGTGTAATGGATTTAAATGCTGGCTCTGTTGGTGGAGCGCATACTGGAACATTTTCTTTAAATTCAGTAACTAATCCAACTATGTGGGATAATCACAATACTGAACCTTTATGTGGTTATTTTTATTTTCAAAATTGTAATCCATTAAACGATAATACTTATTCTGTTCATTGTAATTATATAGCAAGTTATACTAATCAAGGTGGAACTGAATATCAACAAAATGGTTCAGTTATGTATGATGTTACTGCTGGACAACAAATTAATTATTTTAAAGTTGTTAATGCTACTCAAAATATAGATGAAGGTCGAGTAATATTATATGGATTTAATCAATAAGGATAAATATGAAAATAGCAATTAATGGAATTATTAGAGAATGTACACCAGAAGAAGAAGCTAAAATTTTAGACGAAAGATCAAAAGTAACTGTTGTTGAAAAATCTTATAGCGAAGATAAAGCAGAAAAAAAAGCATCTGGTAAACAAAAATTAAAAGACTTGGGATTAGATGATGACGAAATCCAAGCATTAATGGGAGCATAATGGCAGACGGAACTTTAAAAGTAGGAACAATAACAACTAGCTCTGGATCGGGGACAATTACTATTGGTCAGAGTGGAGAGACTGTTAGCATTCCTGCGGGAACAACACTTTCTGGTGCGGGGACCAACACGCCAGCCTTTATGGCTTATCTAAGTGGAAATCAAACGGTTAGTGACGGCGTTATGACTAAAATTGCTTTTAATGTGGAAAGATTAGACACTGATAGTTGTTTTGATCTTAGTACTTATAGATTTACGCCCACAGCGGCTGGGAAATATATAGCTTTCTGTTATCTAGAAGGTTACTCGGCGGGAGCATCAGCTTTAAGAGCAGTAAACATAGACGTATATAAAAATGGGTCGGGTTATCATAGAGTAAGATTCGATATGAGTAATAATGATGGATTTTTAATGCCCAATTTTACTAATGTTATTGTCGAGATGAATGGTACAACAGACTATTTAGAGTTTTATGGAGCTGCAGATGGAACATCAGGAACTCAATATTTTGTAGGAGATTCAGATACTCAAACATATTGTGGGGCATATAGATTAATAGGAGCATAAGGATAAAAATTATGATAAAGGAGTACAATGACTAGTATATTAAAAGCAGACACAATCCAAGACGCAGCAGGTAATAATATTATCAACGAAGCTGGTGATGTTATTACAATTGGCGCGAGTGGGGATACTATAACTATTCCTAGTGGGGCAACACTTACTAATAATGGGACAGCAACAGGATTTGGTGGAATTACAGAAGCTGATGAGTGGAGAGTAACAAGTAATTTTAGTGGCGATGCCGCACCTATTGCATCTAATTGGGAACGAAATGATACTGAGTTTTCTAAAATAGGGACAGGAATGTCAGAAAGTTCTGGTGTCTTTACTTTTCCAAGTACAGGCATTTGGTTATTATTGGCACAGGCAACATTTTCTAATAATACAGGCAATTGTCATTACAACGGAGTTGTTATTAGATGCACATCAAACAATGGAGGTGCATGGAATGGCAGAGCAGACGGTAATGGGTCAGTATCAAGACCAACATCAAATAATTATTATACTCAAGTAGCTGTTAAATGTATGTTTGATGTAACAGATACAGCTAATGATAAAACTAGTTTACAAGTATATAATCAAGAAGCTAATTCGATTATTTATGGAAATTCAAATGGGCAAACTACGGGCATGACGTTCATTCGTCTGGGAGATACATAAAATGGATATTAATGGCAGACCAGATCACATAGAAGATTATTTAGTTTCATTACATATTGGACAATGGTTTGGTTGGAGTGATAGTAAAAATAAAATTTATGCTAATTTAATTATACATGACAATAGTAAAACAAAACCTACTGAACAAGAATGTAATGATGGTTTAGCAACTATGCAATCTAATTTTGATACTAGACAAACAAATTTTACAAACAACACACTTTCAGGCAAAGCAAAATTAAAAACCGGCGAGGCTTTAACTGACGCAGAAGTGGAGGCATTGTTCGGATAATGGCACTAACAAGACTTACATCCGCAAACGCAATACCTGATGATTCAATCGCCAATGTTAAAATGGCGAACATCGTTCAGTCGAAGAATATAGTAATTAATGGAGATATGAGTGTAGCTCAAAGAGCAACTTCAACAGCTTCTATTACTTCTGCTGGTTTTCAAACTGTTGATAGATTTTATACCGGAGTAACGACTGCTGGAACATGGACACAATCACAAGATACAGATGTACCAAGTGGACAAGGCTTTGCAACATCTTTAAAAATGGACTGTACAACAGCTGATGGTTCTTTAGCCGCTGGGGATTTAGTTCAATTAGTTCAATATATTGAAGGACAAAATGTACAATATTTAAAATGGGGGACTTCGTCTGCTCAAAGCTTAACTTTATCTTTCTGGGTAAAATCAGTTAAGACTGGAACCTATATTGCTGAATTAAGAAACTCTGATAATACAAGAACTATAGCAAAATCTTATACAGTAGATAGTGCTTCAACTTGGGAAAAGAAAACTATAACTTTTGTTGGAGATACAGATTCTGGACCCAATAATGATAATGGCGAAGGTTTAAGATTAACTTTATGGTTGGCTGCTGGCTCAACTTATACATCTGGAACTTTGGCTACATCTTGGGAAGCTACTACGCAAGCAAACAGAGCTGTGGGACAAGTTAACCTTGCGGACAGCACATCAAATGATTTTTGGATTACAGGAATACAATTAGAAACCGGCGATACAGCTTCCGAGTTTGAATTTTTACCTTATGGTGTCAATTTAAGAAGATGTCAGAGATACTTTTATATGAGAGCGGATGGTAGGTTAGAATCAACTTCACCAAGTGTATTAACTGCTGGATTATATGCCAACAATTTCTTTTATGCCGCAGTTCAATTTCCAGTTCAAATGAGAGCTGCTCCTACATTATATCAAGCATCTGGCAGTAATCTTTGGAGCTATTGGAGACATAGCTCTAGCGTAAATTTTGACTCATTTGATATAGCTAATGCTAATAGAATAAATTGTAGAATTAATAATAATGCAGGTACTTTAGGCACCCAAGACTATACAGGTTGGTGTGCTGGTAATGCTACTGCTTCATGTTTCTTAGGATTTACTGCAGAGTTATAAAATGACAAAAAAATATAAATTAATAAAAAATCGTATAACAAATGAAATTGATAGTGTTCGTTTAACAAAAACTGGTAGTAACGTATTGTTATGTATACCATTCGTTGAAGAAAATACAGACTATCAAGAGTATCTAAAATGGGTTGCTGACGGCGGAACAGTAGAGGACGCCGATGAATAAGATAGAGGGCAATAACATCATCGACAACGGAGCGTAGATCATGCTCTTAGGAAGTAGTTCTTTTGCTGGGTTACCCTTTGCATCTATTACCAATAATAATAGTGTAACAATTACACCTACTAAGATTCAAGTAACTCTTGGTATTGGAAATATTGGAATTACCGCAGATTCTGTCACAGAACTTCCACATAGCAGTCAAGTTGTTTTAGGACTTGGAACTGTTACTGTTACAGCTAGTGCCGAGGTTGATCCAACTAAATCATCATATGTTCTAGGAACTGGAAGTGTTACAGTTTCTGCAGATGCTAATGTTACTGCTGTTAAAAATCAGGTTGTAATTAGTTCAGGAACTGTTACAATCACCGCTGACGCAAATGTTACACCTACAGGAAGCACTTTCTCGCTTTCTTCAGGGGTTGCATCTGCAATAGTATGGAGTGAAATTGGACCTGGTGTTACAATGACATGGACACCAATAGTCCCTTATTAAAATTATGGCATCAAGTTATTCAACAAATACCCAATTAGAACTTATTACAACTGGTGAAAAAGCTGGTCAATGGGGTACAATTACTAATACTAATCTACAAATTTTAGAACAATCATCTACTGGAGTAGCCTCTATTGATATGGCTGGAGCTAGTGTTACACTTGCTTTAACTGATGGAGCTACTTCTAATGGTAAAAATATGTACCTTAGATTGTATGGTACATTAGCGGCTAATAGAACTTTAACTATGCCAGCTACGGCTAATAGAGTTTGGTTCATTAAAGATGATACTAATAGAAATGGAACTAATAAATATACATTAAGTGTTTTAACTGCTTCAGGAACATCGCAACCTGTGCCAGTTGGAGCTACTATGCTATGTAAGTCTGATGGAACGAACACTGTTACTACTCTTTTGGAAAAAGGATTTGTTCCAATTGATCATACTTACACACCTTATTTAGCTGTCGCAGGAGATCAAATTTTTTGTAATACATCTACATCTGCGTTAACGGTAACTCTCCCAGCTTCACCGTCTACAGGCGATGAAGTTACAATAATTGATTCAAGAGGAAACTTTAATTCTAACAATGTTACTGTTGGTAGAAATGGACAGCCTATTATGAGTGCAACAAGCGATGATGCTCTAACTGTCAATGGACAATCAGCAACACTCATATATCTTGATGCTACTAGGGGATGGGCTTATAAAAACAATACGACAGTATTCCCAACATAGGAGCTTAAAAGATGGCTCTTGTCAATTTTAAATTCCAACCCGGTATTGATAAACAGGATACTCCGGTAGGGGCAGAAAACCGATGGATAGATTCAGACAACACTAGATTTAGATATGGTCTTCCTGAAAAAGTAGGAGGATGGGCTTCTTTATTATCAGACACAACTATTCATGGAGTTGCTAGAAAAATTCACGCCTTTGTAGATACCGATGGAAATAGATACGTAGCTATTGGTACTGATAAATTTTTACTTATATATTTTGAAGGACAACTATACGATATTACTCCGTGGAGATCTAATAATGCAGGGGCTCAAACTACTTTTGGAGCTTCTACTATAACTACTAATAGTACTGCTCCCGGTACTTCTATAACTATTACTACAGGATCTGCTCACGGTTTAGAAGTAGGAGATATAGTTGCTTTAGAATCTGTTACTATGCCTACTGGTTCAGGTATAAATAAAAACAAGATTGAATATACAAGTAGCGATAAACAAGTTTGTCAAGTTATAACCGTTCCAAGTAATGTTACATTTACTATTACATCTCCAACAGCTGAGACTGCAGGAGGTGGTTCAGATTTAACTTCAGGAAGTGCATGTATTGTATCTCCTTATCAAAGAGTGGGACCCGCAGCTCAAACATATGGTTATGGTTTTGGTGTGGGAAACTATGGTGGAAATATTGCGGGAAGTCTTTCAAATGATTTAGATGGTGCATTACTAGCTGATACCGCTGGAACAGGTGGTTCTGGAACTGCTGTAAGTTTAACATCTACCACTAGTTTTTCTAATCCAGGAGTTGCTTCTGTTGGAACTCTAGGTACAGGAGAATTAATTTCTTATACCAATATATCCTCTAATGATTTAACAGGTATTACAAGGGGTGCTTATGGAACGGCAACTCCTGGAACTTCAAACGGACAGGCTCATAGCGATGCAACTATAGTCTATGATGCAACCGATTGGAGTGGCTGGGGAGAAGCGGTCAATGCTTCTAGTGTTTCACTTGAACCAGGTTTATGGTCTCTAAGTAATTGGGGACAGGTGCTTGTTTCAACAATAGCAAATGGAAAAACTTTTACATGGGATTCGGGTATTAGTGGAGATGCAAGATTTACTGCACGAGCTTCAACAACTACAAATAATTATGCAACTAACATTAATGGGGATTTAGGAAATCCAACCGCTAGTCGACTTACAATTGTGTCTCCGACTACTCGGCACTTAATTCATTTAGGGACAGAAACAACAATTGGCAACACTGCCACTCAAGACGATATGTTTATTAGGTTCTCTGATCAAGAAAATTTAAATGTATATACTCCAGATGTAACAAATGCCGCTGGTTCTCAGAGACTTCAAGATGGAACGAGAATTATGGGAGCAATTGTTGCTAAAGAAAATATTCTAGTGTGGACTGATAATGCTCTTTATACCATGAAATTTGTGGGAGCGCCTTTTACTTTTGGATTTGAACAGGTAGGAACTAACTGTGGTTTAATAGGACAAAACGCAGCTGTTGAAGTAGATGGAGTTGCTTATTGGACTAGCAATAACGGTTTCTTTATGTTTGACGGTACGGTTAAAACTTTAACAGCTTCGGTTGAAGATTATGTCTACAATGATTTTGACACTACTAAGGGTCAACAAGTTTATGCAGGAATTAATAATTTATTCACAGAAGTTATTTGGTATTATCCTGCTTCAGGTTCTACTTATAATGATAGATATGTTATATTTAACTACGGTGAGTCTAACCAACAAGCAGGTCTTGTTTGGTACACGGGTACGGAAGCTAGAACAACTTGGATAGATGCTATTGTTTATCCAAAACCTTATTCAACCTCATTTAATAGCGGGGCTGTGGGAAGTTTTCCTGATGTAGTAGGGTCTGCAGGTTTAGGTCAAACTACTTTTTATGAACACGAAACAGGAACGGATCAAATTAATCCAGATGGAACTACTACTGCGGTTACTTCGTATATTAAGTCTTATGATTTTGACCTTGATTTACAAGGAGACGGAGAATATTTTCTTTCTTTAAGCAGAGTTATACCTAATTTTAAGACATTAACAGGGACTGCTACTTTTACGATGGGGGTAAAACGTTATCCATCAGATAATCAAACCACTAGCCCTTATAGCCCTTTTAGTGTAACATCTAGTACGCAAAAATTCAACACTCGAGCAAGAGGAAGATTTGCCAATGTTCAAATAGCAAATAATTCTTCAGGTGAGGATTGGAGATTTGGAACATTAAGAATTGATTTAAAACCTGACGGGAGAAGATAATGGTTGCAATGCCTTATATGAATTGGATGGGTAATGAACCCAGTGGAAGTGCTTACGATGTATATCGTTGGTATCTAGGAGGAGGAAACCCCAACGCTACTCCAGGGGGTGGAGGCGGTGGAGGTATTACGCAAGCCTATCAACCAGGTGGCGATGGACTAGGTCAAGGAGCGATGCAAGTAGGTGATCCAATGATGAATGCATCAAATTTTTATAAAAGAGGATGGGATGCATGGCAAAATAAAAATAACCCTACTCTTAAGGATAGTTTTTTTGGTTTTCCAACTCAAAGGCAGGATGTTAATCCTGCTGATGCTGGTTTTTATGTTGGCAATAATATGCAGATTCCCCAAGCCTTAACTAAAGCAGGAAAAATGCAAGCGGGGTGGAATAAAACTAAATCTGGAATAGGTAATTTTTTAAGTAATTTTAAAGGACCAATTAGTGGTATCTTAAGTAGTTTCGATCAGTTTGATAAACTATCTCCAACAGACCAACAATTTATTGAAATGAATATGGGCTATACAGGACCAACAGTGTTTGGTGAAAACACATCTGGATTATCTAAAGACCCATTTGGTTTAAATGTTAGGTCAGCTTTCGGTAATTACGCAGAGAGGGTTGGTAAAGAATCAGAAAAACTTGGTAACATTTTAGGTAAAGGTGGAAAAATATTTGAAAAATATGGAAAAGGTCTCAGCGATGATGAGTTCAGTTTTGATCCAGTTACAGGACAGTATATCGGAACCAATAAAGCCGCTGTCGCAAGAGCAAATAAAATGAACAAAATGAACTTAGCTAAATATAATTTTTATACTAACATGAATAAGCAAAAAAACTTTAATGAAAAAATATACAAGCACAACCAAGAAGTTATGAAAAAAGATGTGGCTCGAGTTCAAGGTGGAGTGGATAAAGATGAAAATAAAATAAACAAAGCCGCTGCTAAAAAAGATTCTAAAAGTGGAGCATCAACAGTTAATCCTCATTCAGCTTATGGAAAATCTCAAGGGTATACAGGAGGTAACCCTAACCCACATACAGCCACAGGTTGGAGTGGTTCTAGTAAATCTAGTAAAAGTTCATCGAGTAAATCAAGTGGAAGTAGTTACTCACGGCCAGGAGCAAGTGGTCATCCAAGTGGTCACCACTGGGCTGAAGGTGGAATGGTGGATGCTGATTTAAGTAAAGACGCAGAATATTTAGGATGGAAAAAAATATATAAAATGAATCCAGAGTTAGGTTCTATGCATGAAAAACATCCAACCTTTATTAAGTTTTATAAAAAACATGAACGAGATCAGAAAAAATTTGGAGGTCTAGCAGGATTATTATATGGCTAAGATTGTAGTAAGAGTACCTGAGGCAAAACCACAATACGAAGTTGACAACCAACGTCAAATTTCTAGAGCAATACATGCGATTGTTGAACAATTAAATTCAACATTTTTAACTCAGGAGAGAGAGGAGCAAGAAAGATTTAATTTCTTTTTATCGTAATGGCTAATGTTTATACTAATATTCAAGCAAAAATTACCTCTGCTGGGTCATACGATGATATGTATGAATCGCCTGATGGAACAACGAGTATTGTTAAAAGTGTTAAGTTATTTAATAGTCATAGTGGTGCTTTAGATGTAGAGATTAAAATATATGATTCATCGAGCACTACTGATTATGAATGGGATAAAGTGAGTATAAATGCAAGTGGGAGTATTGATTTATTGACTTTTAATAACCTTATTATACTTGAATCAGGGGATAAATTAAAGATGCAATGTGCTACAGGAAATGTTATTAAAATGACTGCAGCTGTGCTACAAATAAGTAGATCATAGGAGATATATGCCTTTTATAGAACAAGAAGCTAAAGACGAAGTACAAAAAATAGACGGTAAAGACGTTAGAGTTATTACACCTGAAGTAGAAGTAACACTTACTAATACTGAAACAGGCCAAGAATATATGTCAGATAAAGAAGCTGATGATGATGTCGACCACCCAGATACACCTACTAAAAGAGAACATATTAAAAGAGATGTTCATGTTAAAGTTAAGCAGGTTATCTTAGGTGCTCAAACCAAAGGATTGTAAAACAAAGTAAAATAGGATATTTTAATAAACTATGCCAATTTCACGAATGCAAAATCCAAGACAATTATACGGACTAGGGAGTCTGGTTAAAAAGATTACCCGTCCAATTAAGAAAATCTTTAAAAGCCCTATAGGAAAAGCAGCAATGTTAGGCCTTGGAGCCTATGGATTAGGTGGAGGATTCGGTGCAGGTGGATTTAAATTTGGAAATCTTCCAGGATTTGGTTCTTTATTTGGTGGTAAAACATTACCTCCTTCAATGGGATTTAAATCAAAAGGTTTATTAGGTGGATTAAAAGGTTTATTTAGTAAAGGTTCCATAGGTAAAGGAGCCATGGCTCTTGGACTTGGAGGCGGTCTAGCAAGTATGCTCGCTAAACAACCTGAAGAAGAGGACGACGAATACATTGACAGAATTAGAACTTTAAAACCTTATCTAGAAAAATATTATAAGAATGTTAACCCAACTGCTTCTGATGAAGATTTAGAAGAGTTCTTAACTACGAACTTATCTGAATACGGAGAAGGTGGTGCTAAGGATGGTGGACTGATTGGTTATGCAGAAGGTGGCGAAGTCGATGAAGAAGAGATCGCGGATCAGGAAACAATAACAGAAGATGTTCCAACGCCAACTGGAATGGAAAAATTACAAGAGACTTTAACAGAAGTAGCTAAAGTATTATACAGAGCAACGCCTGTAGGTGCAGCTATGTTTACTTATGATGAAGCAAAGAAAATTTATGACGGCCTTCCTGATATTTCAAAAGAAATGATACATAGAATTGGAAAAACTGTTGCTATGATGACACCTCTTGGTATGGCTTCAGCAGGAGCAAAAGGATTAGCAACTCTCTTAAAAGCTGGAATGGAAGAAGGTGAAGCTCAAGATATGCTAGGCCATAGAGAAAAAAGGAAAAGAAAAGCAGCGAAAAAAGATAAAGTAGGAGATCTTATAGATCAAGGGGCTTCGTTTGAAGAAGCTGTAGATATTACTACTAGACAAGGAGCGGCTACAGGAGGTCTTATGGATCTAGGTGGCTATGAAAAAGATTATAGAATGGGAGGATTTGTTCCTTTAGGCAAAAAAGAAAAAGCAGATGATGTTCCTGCAAGATTAAGTAAAAATGAATTCGTCTTCACGGCAGACGCAGTAAGAGCGGCAGGTGGAGGAAGCGTTGATAAAGGCGCTCAAAAGATGTATGATACAATGAAACAATTAGAAAATAGGGTAGCATAATGGCAGACACTTCAACCGTACGACAATTACCACCGCAGTTTATAGAAGCATTAGGTAAAACATATTCAGATCAACTTACTAAACAAGTTGGTCAACCGGTTACAACTACAGCTGCAACTCAACAACCAGGAGAGACTGCGGCACAATGGGCACAAAGACAAAAGGCAGCTCAACAATTTGGAATTACAAAAGCAGGAATGGCCGAACTTGCACCGCAAGTTGCAGGTCAAGACTGGTTACAAACTAAAGCAGCAGAACTTGCTAAATCAGGAATCGGTGCTTATCAACCTTATGTTACAGCGGCAGAAGCAGCCATTACTAAAGCAGGTGGATTAACAGGTGCAGATGCTTATAAAGATTTTATGTCTCCTTATCAAAAGGATGTCATCGATGCAACGCTACAAGATTTTGATAAACAAGCAGCTATTAACAGAAATAAAATTGGACAAAGTGCTATGTCCGCAGGAGCATTCGGTGGAGCAAGACATGGTGTTCAAGCAGCTGAATACCAATCACAATCAGATTTAAACAGAGCAGCATTACAAGCAAAAATGTTACAACAAGGTTTTGGTCAAGCACAACAAGCAGCACAAACAGCTTTTGGTCAACAGCAACAATTAGCAACAGCACAACAAGGTTTAGGACAATTCTTACCAGGAGCTCAAAGAGCAGACATTCAAACTCTAGGTGCAGTCGGTGGAGTACAACAAGCACAAACACAAGCGGGCTTAGATGCTTCAAGACAAGCAGCACAATTAGCTGTTGATGAACCTTACAAACGATTAGGAATCTTTGGTCAAGGGGTAACTGGAATGATGGGTGGTATGCAGAACTTTGGTCAAACAACTACAACGCAACCATCACCAAGTCCATTGCAAAGTGCATTAGGAATTGGAACTAGCTTAGCTGGAATCTACGGAGCATTAAGATAAAATGGCAGATAGAATTTTAAAAAGACCTATGTTCAGAAGGGGTGGGTCTGCTAACGAAGGCATTATGACTGGGTTAGTAGATAGATCAGCCCATGCTGATGGTAATATGGTTGGTATTAATTCTTTAGTTCGACCAGGTTATGCTGAAGGAGATAGTGTTGAAGAATCTCAATCTTGGTGGAAAGATGCATTAGATATTCCACCAGCACCTTATGGTGAAATGACTCCAGAACAAGCTAAAGATTATTTGTATGACTACTCTTCATTAGGAGATGCTATTGATTCAGGGGGTAGAGAATTTATAGGTTGGACTGGTGACTTTATGGGTAACTATGTAACTAATCCTATAAAACACGGAATCAATTGGATTACAGGTTCAGATTTAGATACTCCTGTTTATAATACCAAACAAGCACTCATTGATAAATGGTCAGGAACTAAAAGAGATGAAGCAGGAAATATTATTGAAAAAGAAGGGGAGACTGAAGTAGAGAGTAAAACTGATGAAGGTGATTCAGTTATTGATACAACTAAAGAAGTTGTAGTAGGTGACAATACAAGAGAGAGTGATGTCAAAGCTATCTACGAAGATATATTACCTTTGTTACAATCAACGATGGGTGTTGATGATAGCGAAATGAATAGACAAAAATATTTAGAACTAGCAAAATTTGGTGCTAACTTAATGGCACAACCAGGCGGTTCTTTAACTAGAGCAATAGGTAAAGCAGCAGAACAACCATTAGAAGGTTTAACTAGAATTGCAGAGACTAAAAGAAAAGGTGATAGAGTTCCTGCTGAACTTGCAATGAAGATTGCATTACAAGAAACAGAAGCAGGTCCTGTAGGTAAACAAATAAGAGATCTTAAAAAGATTTACCCTCAAAGAAAAGGTGAAAGCCTTGCTGACTGGAATAAGAGAATTGGTGATAAAGTCCTTGAAAGAGGAACGGCGACTAGAGAGGCTACAGCTGAGGGTAGAGTAAAAATGAATACTGACATTTTAATTGACTCAGAAATTTTTGACACTGAGGCAGAAGCAGCCAAAGTAGCACGATCAATTGATAACACTGGACTAGATATTACTTATTTTGAAATGTGGCCTAAAGATAAAGCAGATGTAATAGATGGGCAACATTATTACACTAAGGATGGAAAATTAAAATTAGTTAAAGGTAAAAAAGTTTTAACATGGGATCCTAAATCCAAAAAATTTAAATAAGTGAGGAGGCCTAATGGCAGTCAGTCTAGATGAAGCTTTTAAACAGGAATCCGAACGAGAAGAAAAAAAGAAAGACGAAGAAGTAGGGTTTTTTGAATCAGCATTAGCAGGAGTAGCAACAGGATTATGGAATATTCCTAAAGGAGTATTCTCTCTTGGTGCAACTATGTTAGACTTAGTCGGAGACACTAATATGGCTAGGGATGTTGAAAAATGGTTTGATGATGTTAATCCCTGGGACGATGAAGCTGAAGCAAGAACCATTGGAAAAATTACAACCGCATTATCACAAATAGCAATACCGGCTGGGGTAGGTTTTAAAGTAGGTTCTGCGGCAGCTAGAGCGTGGCAAGCAAAGAACGCAACTGACATTGCACAAAAAGCATTAGCTGCAAAGAAAGCAGGAAAATATTTTAGTTTAGCACGAGCAGGAGAACTAATTGCTAAGACTCCAGGAAGAGCAAGTTTAACAGGGGGAATAGTTGGTTCAGGTTTAGGTGAGGCAGTCGTAGCTGATGAAGATATAGGAACCTTTGCCGATATGGCAGAAGGTACGTCCTTAGAACCTTTAGCTCTTACCATGATGGATAAGAACCAAAGTTTAGAAGGAAGAGAAGATGCATTTAGAAGATTAAAAAATAGATTAAAGTTTGGAACAGAGGGTGCATTATTTAATTTAGCATTAGTAGGTGCAGGAAAAGGTATTCAAAGATTAAGAGGTAGAGGAGCCCACAAAGGATTAGATGAAGGACTTGATGAATATGGAAAAACTACAATTGAACAGGACTTTCAAAAAGTAGGTTCAAGATATGGATTAAGACCTGAAGGAACAGGGACCAAGGCAATTCATGAAATGAAAGGTTACCACCAAGGAACTGAAAAAGCTATTCGAAGAGCAGCAGGTGTTACTGTAGCCGAAGTTGACACAGCGATTAAAGATTTAGGAAAAAATATATCCGATGTCCAAGGTTATCGTAATACACCCGCAGGGCAAGAATTATTTAGAAAAAATTTAATGGAGAAAGTATTAGCCCCCAATCCAAAAGATAAATTTGGTAGGAATATTGATGCAGGCACACTTCTTAAACCTGAAGCCAAAACAAGAATTCTTAAAGAACTAGAACTTGTTAGAAGATATAATAAACTAAGACATAAGATTCGTGAACTGACTCCTAGGATGAATAATCCTAGATTAGATATGGATGCAAGAAGAGCATTACAAAAAGAACTTGACACATTAAGAAATGAATGGAATTTATTAAGAAGAACTAATCCAGATATCATTGACTTGGTTAAAAGAGTTGAAGGTGAAGGGGCTTTTAAAGCTGATGATTACTATAGATCAACGGATGAAAATTTAACAGGAGACGCTGCTAAAGCCTTAAAACAAATGATGGATGAAGTTTCCAAAACAGGGGGTGCCATTAAGCCTTTAGAAGACTCTGTTATTAAAATGAGAATGGCGATTGATAATATGTCTGGAAGATTGGGAATTGGAGGTACTTCTGATGAGGCTTTTGAAACAGTCAAAGCTAACCTTGGAAAATATATGACTAAAGTTTATCGTCATCATGAACAAAAAGGATTATTTGGACTGGGAAAATATAAACCTATGGCTGAAGAAATAAATGCAGCTAAATCTAGTTTTGTAGATAGTAGATTAATCGGGGCTCGAAGAAAAATTTTAGCAGATAAATTAAAAGCAGCAAACGCTTCAGCACGTGCAGCCACACCACGTGGAACTCCGGCAGCCGTAATACAAAAAGGAGATCCAATGTGGCAACAGTTTGAAAAAGAAGCCATCGAACAAGTAGATAAATTAAGTAAGAATCCTAAGTATATCGAAGGAATAGAAAGAGAAGCCGATGAAGCTATAGCTAGATATTTAGATAAAATTGCAAAAGATGAAATAGCTGTTCCAGGATCAATTAAGAAAAAAGGTTTTGGAGATGTTGATGTTAAAGAATTAGACGAGATTAGAATTGATAACAGTGTTTTAAAAGAAAGAGTATTAGAACCATGGCAACGACATTTATTAGGAGAAGTTAAAGATCCTTCTTATACTTTCTTTGCAACAGTTGGTAAACAAGCTCATTTAAATTCTACTTTAAGAATTATGGATGATATTGCTAAAATGGGAACTCAAGGCGAAAACCCTTTTGTAAAAACAGGCGATGAAGTTATAGATGCCATTGATCCACGGACAGGTGATGTTGATGTAAGAAAATGGAAAAAGGTAGATGGCTTAGAAGGAATAGCTACTCCTTTAGATAATCTTTATATTAAAGCACCCTATTATGATGCCATCTTTGACACACGAAGTAATTGGTTGGATAGAAGTAGTGTAGGTTTATTTTATAAGTATGCAATCTTAGGACCAAAAGCAACATCTCAAATTGCTAAAACTATTTTATCACCTTTAACTCACGTTCGAAACGCATTAAGTGCAGGTGCCTTTGTAGCAGCCAATGGTGCCTTCTTTCCAAACTACGGAGATGTCCAAATGCTTTTACCAAAAGCATTAGGGGGACAAGCTATTTATAAACAAGCTTGGAGTTTATCGGGTAAAAGAGTTCTTGGTACAATGACTAAAGCCGATGAGGCTTTATACCAAAGGCTTTTAAAAGTTGGAGTAGTAGATTCACAAGTTCAAGCAGGTGAAATAAAACAACTCTTAGATGATATCTTAAAAGACCCATCAAAAATTGATAGACAAATGGGGTCAAGGATTCCGAGTAAAGTAGATGCAGCTAGAAGAAAAGCATTAAAAGGTTTTGCTAAACTTCAAGACTCATATGTAGCAGAAGATGATTTCTGGAAAGTAATTAACTGGAGCTTGGAACGAAATAGATATGATCAACTTGCTAAAACTATGGGACTTAACCGAGACAATTTTAAAGAATTTTTAACACCAGGTACTGTAAAAGGAAACTCATCTGCTGGTAAATATTTTCAAAAGATGGCACAAAGAAAAGGATATATTAATAGTGCTATTACTCCCGAAGAAGGGTTCTCTAATTTTTTAGACGAAGTTGCAGGCAAACTTACTCGTAATAATGTACCTAACTATGGCTACATTGGTAGAACAGGTAGAGCTCTAAGACAAACTCCTTTTGGAAACTTCATAGCCTTTCCAATTGAAATTATGAGAACAGGAAATAATATTTATACTACAGCGATTGATGAAATTACAACCGGAATTGGAAAAGGAACTTGGGACAATCCAGAGTTTAAAGAACTTTATCAAATGGGACTTAAAAGATTATTTAGTTTTGGTGCAACCACAGTCGGAGTTCCAAGTAGTCTTGTAGCGACAGCTAAAGCATATCATGATGTTGATGATGAAGAAATGGATGCACTTAGAAAGATGGTTCCAGAGTGGTCTAAAAATTCTACATTAATACCAATGGGTAGAGATGAAAATGGATATTTAAAATATATCGATTTCAGTTATTCCAATGCTTACGATACTTTGATCAGACCTTTTAATGCAATTGTTACAGCTTTAGGTGAGAATGAAGGTAGAGATTCTTTAATGAAAGCTTTAGGTACTGGAATGGAAGATAGTTTATCTGAAATATTAAAACCTTACGCTACTGAATCTATTTACACAGAAGCATTGATAGATGCTGTAATTAGAAAAGGCGTTGGTAGAGGAGGAAGAAAAATTTGGAACGATGAAGATGATTGGGGAGTTAAGACAGGTAAATCATTATTACATTTAGGAAAAGCATTAGAGCCAGGTTCCTTTAGACAATTAATTAGAATAGGTAGAGCCGCTACGGGAACAACTGATAAATATGGAAGACACCATAAACTAGAAGATGAAATTCATTCTCTTTATGGAATGCGTATTATAAATTCTGATCCAGAAAATTCAATGAAATATATGATCACTGATTTTACTAAGAGATTGACTAATGATAGAAACTTATTTCAATCTCCATTGATCAAGGGAGGAAGAGTTAGTCCTAATGATATTTTAAATAGATATAAATATTCAGAAGCCAAAAGATTTGCAACTATGAAAGACATGTATCAACAAATTGAAGCAGCTAGAAAACTTGGAGTACCTAATTCCAAAATTAAAAAAATGTTATACGCTAGAAAAGGATTAGATAGAGATGTAGCAAAAGATGTATTAAAAGGATTATATGAACCCAAGAAACCAAGTACATTCTTTAGAAAAAGAATAGCGGAAATTAATAGAGACTTAAATGAAAAAGAAGGAGTTGATATTGAAAACCCATATCAATTAGCAAAACCATTTATTATGGAGATTATTAGGTCTAACAGAAACATAAGTCTTTTAGATGACTACATTAAAATTCCTGAGTTTGAAGAAGAAATTCCTGATCCAATGGGAACACTAGGATTAAAGGTACAAGATATGTTGCCTGGAAATACCCAAGTTCCACAAAACTATAATTTAGATGCAGGTATCGTCCAAGCCTTTAACCAGGGAACAGGGACCGACCAAGTAAGTCCTGTTACAGGATTAACTTATGTAGAAGAGTCTTTGCTTGAACCTTGGGAAAAAATAATAAAACAAAAACAGAGAACAGCGTAATGGATATAAAACCTAAAAGTACTAGAGAACATCTCATTTCCCTTTATGGCCACATCACAGGCCTTAAGAGATCACAATATCATATGCACAAAGGCATCCACGAATTGGGCGGCAAGATAGACAAAATCTATTGGGTATTATTAGGTACAGTGGGGGCTGTATCCTTAGTTCTTCTAGAGAGAATTCTAGATATCAAAGGCTTTATATTTTAAATCCAGTCTTTAAGTTCTTCACCCATTATTTGGGTAGCGATATCAACTTTCTTTCTAAGAGACTTAACAATTCTTTCATCGACTGTGTCTTCACAGATGATGTCAATATATGTCATTGGTCTTGTTTGACCAATCCTATCAATCCTTGCTTCTGATTGCTGACGCTTTTCTAAATCATATCCATTAGAATAATAAATCATTGTAGACGCTGCTGTTAGAGTAATACCATAACCACCAGTTTGAGGAGTTCCTACAAAGAATCTTACATTAGGATCTTCCTGAAACTTTTTAATATTATCTTGTCTTTCATTAGCGGGAGTCAATCCAAAGTAATCTACGCAATGACCTTTATCAAATTCATTATTAATAGCTTCTATTATTTTATAAACATCTTTTTGCCAATGCGCCCAGATAATAACTTTACCTTCTACTTCATGAAGGACATTTATTAATTCATCGATACGATTATTTTTAATGTCCTGCGTGGTACCATCATCAGCCGTGAAGTGACCACAAGTAATTTGTTGTAGTCTCATTAATTGTGTCAAAACTGTGGCAGTTGTCATACTTTTGCCATTAAGATATGCTAACGCCATTTGTTTCATTTGGTTATATAATTTGAGCTGATCATGGCTTAACTGAATAACTCTCTTCATAAAAGTTTTAGGGGGCAGATCTAAACAATCATCTTTTAAAACCCTATACGAAAAACCCTTTAATTTAGCAGTTAATTCAGGGAGTCTTTGATACCCGACTACAATATTTACTTGCCTTCCACCAAAATTCATCTTTCTCATAACAGCGTATCTTTGTTTAAATGTATAAAAGGATACATGACCAAGGAGCTCGGGTCTTAAAAACTCACATTGTTTGAATAAATCTAGCGGCGATTTTGTGACAGGGGAACCTGTAAGAATTCTACGATACCTGGAATGGACAGAAAGACTACAGATATTCTTAGTTCTTTTAGCTTCCGGATTTTTAATGGTTGTACTCTCATCGATAACCATCATAGTTCTATGGCAAGATAAAAACTTAGCCGCAAACTCAACCCCTTTAGTAGTAGAGAATGCTTCCACATTCATACATAATATATGTAAGCGATGGTCTGTATCAAACAGAGTTCTTAATATTTTATCCTGCTTCTTATTTATATTGGCTTGCCATAACACATTGGTTGTCTCAATATGTTCAGCTAAATGAGCGGGTATTTCTTGTTCGTACCAATTCTTATATACCCCTTTAGGTGCTACAATTAACAACCCATCTATTTTACCCTGGTCATAAAGCATTGCCGCATTGTCTATAAGTACCTTAGATTTACCCGTACCCATTTCCATAAAGTAGGCGTAGTATTCTTTTTGCCAGGATTTTTCCAACGCAGTAATTTGATGCGCGTATGGATTCGTCTTAAATTTATAGTTCATAATTTTTCTTCTTTCTGTATTGACATCTTTTAACACAAGATATATATCTTTGTCAATGAAAGAAAATACAGTTTATGTAATTCAAGAAATACCGGGAACTCGGGAAGGCCGACCCAAAATAAATATTATGGGGGCAGCTGACTACGGGACCTTAAAATTTTTATTACCTGAACTTTCACAAATAATTTTTTCACCGGGTCCATTAATTTTTAAATTAAGAAAATCCCTGAAAGATTTTACTAGTGAAGATTATCTTTTATTAACTGGAGATCCTGCTATAATTGGTGTGGCTTGTTCAATTGTATCGGATATAACTAATGGAAAATACAAGCTTTTAAAATGGGATAAACAAGAAAGAAAATATTATCCTATTACAATTAATCTATATGAGAAAGGAGAAATAGATGATTAATGATGATGTAAAAGTTAAAGTGTTCACAGGTAGTGGATCTATTAACTTCGAAGAAGACCGAAAGGAAAGTTTGGGAGCAGTGAATGAGGCTAAAGAACTTTCTGATCAAGTAGTAAAACTTCAGTCTTTGGAAGATGAGATTGAAGACAAAGAAAAAGAACTAAAAGAGTTGAAAAGAAAATCTGAATTATTGTCAGGAGAAGTTATTCCGACTATGATGCAGGAAATGAATATTTCAACTTTAAAACTAGCAGATGGTTCCGCTGTTGAAGTGAAACCAATCTATGGTGCTTCCATTCCTAAAGACAGACAGGAGGGAGCGTTTAAATGGCTTCGAGATAACGGCCTGGGTGATTTGATTAAGAATCAAATTATCGTTGCTTTTGGTCGTAACGAAGACAACAAGGCAATGGCTTATGCTACCCTTGCGCAAGGTCAAGGATATGAACCAATCCAGAAACTAAAGGTGGAACCTATGACCCTTAAAGCTTTAGTTCGTGAGCGTCTTGAATCTGGAAAAGAGATGCCCACGGAACTATTTAACGTGTTTGCAGGCAACCAAACCAAAATAACAAGGAGCAAATAACCATGAACCAAGAAACAAACGTTCAAGTTAAATCCAATGCACAGCTTCCAGCAAATACATTCGAGCAGGATGCAGGCAAAGGATTAGGTAAACTAACTCAAGAAGATTTAGCTTTACCTTTTTTAAAAATCCTTGGACAATTATCACCCGAGGTAAATAAAAGGGATGGTAAGTATGTCGAAGGTGCAGAACCAGGAATGATTTTCAATTCTGTTTCTGGAGAGTTATATGATGGTACGAAGGGCATTAGTGTCATTCCGTGTTTTTATAAACTCGAATACATCGAATGGAAAGACAGAGGAGAAGGATCAGG